CTGGAATAGTAATGGTTTCAGATCAAGAAACAGTAAATAGTCCAATTACTGGAAATGAAATGAAGAATATAGGTTTCGTTGAAAAAGAAGACAACGAAAAAATGGATATAGTCAAATTCTTAGTAGATAGTGCTAAAGGCATTGGTGCTAAGATTTCAAAGGAGGAAAATCCTATGGCAAAAACAAAGAAGGTTGCTGAAGAAGTAACCGAAATTGAAAAGTCAGAAGAGATCGCTCCAGAGGCAGTTGCTGAAACTCCAGTAGTTGAAACTGAAAAGGCAGACGAAGTTGTTGTAGAAACAACTGAAGTTGTTGAAACAGAAAAGGCTGCAGCATCATCTGCATCATCAAAGGAAGAAGAGGATTCTTCTGAAGATGCTATGGAAGATGAAGAAGAGATGAAGGCAAAGAAATCAGATGATGTTATTGTTGAATCAATAGCAGAATTAAAGAGTACAATCACATCAGCCTTTAGCGATTTAACTGAAACCGTCAAGTCTTTGCAGGCAGAAGTAGAAATGCTTAAGTCTTCAAAAGTTGACACAGATGCAGTAAAGAGTTCACTAGATGCAGTCGCCAAAGACATTGCTGCAACAGTAGAACAAGTTAGTAAGTTTGGTAAGCGAGTGGACGCAGTAGAAGCAGATACCGCTTTCCGAAAGTCTGGCGATCTAGGCGAGATCGTACAGGAACAACCAGAAATGGTTGAAAAATCCCTATGGGGCGGACGTTTCCTCAAAACAGCCGACTTATTTAAATAAGTTAAATCACTCAGGAGGTGACAATATGTCGGAAGAGATTAAGAAAAACCAGCCAGGAGAAACTGGCGAACTAGGCGGAACAGCCCCTGGTCTTTATCAAGGTCAAGGTGCATTCGCTTCAGGTGGTGTTGGTGGTGTAACAGATCCAGGTACAGATACACTTGGAAACATCCCTAACGCTAACTTTGGTGTTACCACTGGTCCTAATGCCGTAAACCCTTCGGGTGATGCTGCAAGCGGAATCCTACGCCCTGAACAGGCACGTCGTTTTATTGACTACGTTTGGGATGCTACAGTTCTCGCCCAAGATGGTCGTCGTGTGACGATGAGAGCAAACACCATGGAATTAGAGAAGATCAACGTTGGTGAGCGTGTAATTCGTGCTGCTGCTCAAGCAGTTGGAAATTTCACAAACACTGGTGCGACCTTCTCCAAGGTAGAACTTACCACAAAGAAAATCCGTTTGGATTGGGAAGTTTCTGCTGAAGCACTAGAAGACAATGTCGAGGGAGGTGCATTGGAAGATCATCTTGTTAGATTGATGACCAATGCTTTTGCTAATGACATTGAAGATCTTGCTATTAATGGTGATGGAACAACCACACCATTCCTTTCAATTATGCCTGGCTTCATCAAGAAGCACCAGGATAATGGAGATTCACATGAAGCAGCGATTACCGTTGCTGACAATGCATGGACTCCAGAAAAGATGCAGGAGATCATCCTTGCTATGCCACGTAAGTACCGTGCACTTAAGAACAATCTTAAGTTCTATGCAGGTACAGATGCATTCGCAGGTATCGTTAAGAACAACGGTACATTGTCTGATGCAATCGCTGAAGCACTTGGCAAGAATGGTAACACCTATGCTAATACACAGGCTTACCTAGATGGTCAAGGCCAGACATTCGGTGGAGCACGTACAACTCGTGTTCTTGGTATCGATGTCCAAGAAGTTCCTTACTACCCTGAAGGATATGTCGATTTGACATTCCCACAGAACCGTGTTTGGGGCTTCCAGCGTGATATCGTCGTAAACCGTGAATATGTTGCTAAGAAGGACACAATTGAATATACTGTGTTCGTTCGCTTCGGTATTCAATGGGAAGAAGAAGACGCTATTGCATGGGCAGACGCTGCTTCAGATGCATAATCTGTAATCAGTAACCTTTGAGAGGGGGCAGGGGCTAGATCTCCTCCCCCTCTTAATCTTTAGTATTCTGTTATAATAGTCACATAGGAGGTAAAATAATGGAAGAAAATAATTTTAATAATGAAACACCAGTAGAAAACATTGTTGTAGAGGAAACTCCAGCAGAAGTACCAGTAGTTACCGAACCAGTTGTTGAGGCCCCTATGCCAGAAACTAAGGTTGAAGAAATTGCTGCAGAAAACAATATTGAGGCTTCAGTAACTGAGGCTCCAGAAGCAACAAATGCTATTACTACTGCAGACCTATCCAGAGGATCTGGAACAGCACAGGCTGTAGGTCAGGTTGCGAATGGTGTAATTGGCGTAACACAGGTAGAGCGCAAGGTTGAACAGCCATCTACTATTGTAAAGAAGTCAAATAAAGCAGTAGCAATTCATTCTACAAAGAATGTAAGCATGCCTGGAGTTGGCAAGGTATATCGTGGATATAACATTGTTACACCAGAGCAGGCAGAAAAGTGGCTA